GAGGTTCTGAAACGATCTTTAAAAAGACTTCGTTCTTTTTAGTGATAGTAAGGTCGGACATTAGCCACTCAATTGTTGCCAATCAATAATGTTTTTTAATTGATAACTTCTATTGTTTATTTGTCTAACAATATCTTCAAGATATGCCATCATTACATCATAATATCTTATTTTTAAAACTATATTTTGTACTCTATCATCTGCATCCATATACCTTTTTACTGCTTCTTTCTCTCTTACTTTATATGGAAAAGGTTCTTCAGCATATACTTCCGTTGGTGCTTTGCCAGTATAATAATTATGTCTTTCTAATTTAACTTTTGATTCTTGTGTTTGTGCTTTTTCTTTTAAAAGCTTTAATGTATTATATACATCCCAATACTTAGCATGTAGGGATGGTATTTTTGCTGCTTCTTCGTGTAGTTTGATGATGTCAATCTGTGAGTCTTTCTCCCACATACTTTGTATAGTTTCAAGGTTCATGCTGAATTAATAGATGTAGTTCGTACCTTAAATTTGGTATCAAGGATTTCATATAGCAGATACTTAAAAGTAACTGTTGCTGTAAAGTATGTATAATCGTTTTCGGAAGCAGAAAATTCTAAAGTACTTAATGATACTGGGAACATGTCGCTAAATTTCACATATGCCATTGGGTTAAAATTACTGTTTAATACAGTAAGAGTACCATCACTAAATTGTCTTAGATTATCAATCTCACTATCAGCATTAGTAACTAAACTACCAAATTGATCAACTGATTTTGGGTATCCTAAAGAATATATCCAATTATGAATTTCTAAATAATTTTCTAAATTTTCATCTACTATGAATTGAAGAGTAAGATCTTCAAATTGAATTTGATCACCAGGAACAGGTACAGATTTTAAATAGTTACCCACCATAATTTCTCCCAAGGTAATTCCTGGAATTCTTGCTGAGTTTGAGAAGAAATCTACTTTAGGAGCTTTTGCTAAATTAAATTGAAAACCAGATGGTGAAAGAAAATTTCTATTCTTAATCTGCTTATCATAAAAACTGTTAGCCATCCTTACCACGCTCTATACTCTAGTATTTAGGGATCACTTTAGATTGTACCAACCAGTCAATATATACTTTTCTTGAGTTGGAGATGGTACACCTCTATGAGTATATGTCCAATCTGCTGGCCAAATAACAGTTTTTCCTTTAACTGGTTTTACTTTTATTTCTTGATGAAGAAACTCAGTTTCACCTGCATCATTAACATCATTCAAATAAGTCATAAAAACTAAATGTCGAAGAGATGCATTACCATTTGGTGTACATCTTTCAGTATGCCATGCATGAAAACCTTCACCTGGTTTATACCACTGAACTCTAAAACCTTCTTCTATACCAGCATTACCATACCATTTACATGCTGGAAATTTTTCACAATACTTATTCATACACTCCTTTAATTCAAACAAATAATCATTTATCCAATGATAATTTGTATTGGTAGTGATCATTATGTCAGTAGATTGTTTTACATCAGGTTTCAATCCACCTGTTGTAGTTCCAGCACTAAGTTCTACACCACTATGAAACCATTCTGTAATGGTGTCACAGAGTTTTATATTATTAATATAATATTCACCAATAAAATTATTTGGTATTTGGCTCATCTAAACAAGCATCACTAAGTTCTTGTGCCATACCATTACCTATATTTGCTCCTTGGTTTCCACCAAACATCGTGACCCAACCAGCAGCAAGCCACCCAATAAAGGGAATACCACTAACGGAAGGAGCAACAGCAGCACCAACGCTAGACCCAACCAAGCGTCCCGACTGTTCGGCTCCACCTTTTGCTTTGATGCAAGCAATGGTCTTGTCACTAATCTTCTTTTGGTCTCCAATACCTCCTTTTCCAAGAGCTGATGGGTCAATCCATGCTGATCTAGTAGATACTGGTCCTCCATGATGGACTGCACCATCCATTGTATATGCTTCAATAACTTTGGTTGTGTTATTGGATAACCCAAGAAATCCAGCTTTTTGTTTAATATCTTTTTCTTTATACATTACTTTAGGATCATTCGCTTTATAACTTATCCTATATCCATCCGTTCCTGCTTCTAAATTGTATGATGTGTAATCATTTACAGGTACATTAATTTGTGGAAATTTGTTTTGTCTAGTTGATATTATGCCTATCATCCCAATATGGGATACACCAAGCAATGCTCCAAGACTAATTCCTATCCATTTGTTCATGATCCTTGTTCAGTATCGTTTAATAAATCGATCCAATCTTCATCGGGAGTGAATACTATTGGACCTTCCGCAATGCGTTCTTTTAATTCGTCCAGTAGTTCGTCTTCCATAATTTTACCGAGTCATATATTTATATAGCTTAACAAAAAATTGATGGTAGGTTCCTATAGCCGCTAATCCTGAACCTACCAAAGGGGATTACCGCAGTCGTAGGTAGCGAAACAAACGACTCATATATTATAGCACAAAAAGAAGAGACCCACCACCGTATGTGAGTCTCTTAGTTATGTTACTATTTAGTCAGTATCAAATGCCATTTCAAATGGTTCATCTTCATCGTCAAGTTGATTCATATTCCAGATTTCTAGATTTAAATCATTTAACTTCTTGTGGGGAACAATATCCTTATTCAGGATTTGCTCTACTGGAAGAAGAACATTATCTCTTCTTGCAGTCCAAGCACGATTGAGTGAGTCTTTGAATTTGATACGAGATGAAACAATCTTTTTAGCATTGTTTGCATTCTCTTCATTCCAGAGTATAACCTTTACTATCTTTTCTGGATGTTTCTTTTCAAACAAACATACAGTTGTAAGAAGCTTCTCAGCATACGCCTGACATAGACTAATGTTGTCTTGAATAGTCCTAACGATGTAGAAATGAGTGTCTGTCTCTATATTATGATCTTTCCAGTCATCTGAATTGTTAATAAAAGTTTCTAAATCACTTTTATTATTGTTGATAGTCAATTGACCAACAACAGTTTCAGGATCTCTGAGAGAATCTAATACCTTTGTTACAATTCTTTCGACAACCATTTCGTTATCGTTGTAACGAGTGTAACAACCCATGTATCTCAATAGATTTCTTACAAACGGTCTTGTAAGAATATCTGAATCATCATGTCTCTCTATCTCATCTCTGATAATAGAAACACATGCTGTTTCAAACATATAATCTTTTGTATCTTCAGCAATAGGACCAAAGACATTTCCCCACATAGCAGCCATTGTTAGAATAGACTTATCTAGAAAGTCATTATAGACTCCACCATTTTCAGGATAGACTCTTTTGTATTCTGCACCAGGTGCTTCAGCAGCTTGAGGGTTATTTCTGCATACTTTAACAGTATGTCTTCTATCAAATGCTTCCTTTATCTTATGAATATTCATAAAAGGAATTGGCCAAGATGTTCTATCCCAACCATAAAAAAGAGACCCCGATAAACCAACTAACTTTTGGTTTACAGTGTCTTTAATTCCACGAACAGCATTATCGCCAATGCGTAGTTCGTTTACTTTAACCATTAATATTCCTACTAAAGATAGGAATGGAAATAGTTCATATATGTCATCTTGCTCATCTATAACAAGATCTTCGTGTGAGAAACTTCCCCACGGTAATTTTTTAGCCATGTTGTTAATCCAAACAATAAGAAACCTGACATGCAAATCTCTATACTTATATAGTACCATAAAAAAAGCACCCTGTAAAGGGTGCTTTGTAATGTATGTAAATTCTGATTTACATTAAGTTTTGAACAACAGTTCTCTGGTAGTATCTGTTACTGTTAGAAGTAATTCTACCAAGACCTTGAGCAGTTCCTTCTGCAAATGGGTTTGAAACAAGACCGTATCTTGTCTTAAATCCAATTTTTGGTTGGAAGCTGTTCTCGCCAACTGCTCTTACCATCTGTAGTGGTACATAAGGGCAATAGAAGAGTCCTGCGTCATAAGGTGAAGTACCTTTGTAACCAACAACATAGTACTGGTTAGCAGCACTGTTTGCTGAGAAAGGATCGATGTATACTCTATACTTACCATTGATTGTTCCAGCAAATGTATTGCCAGTATCATCAACTTGTAGGTTAGCATTAAGAGCAGGTGTGTAATCAAGTACACCAGCCATTGTTAGAGCAGATGCTACATCAGCACTAGTTAGGATGATGTTACCCTTTCCACGACGAGTTCTCTGTGCGATTCTGTTGGCATCTCTTTCGATGTTGAACAGAAGACCTTTGAACTTCTCAACTGACCATCTACCATTGGAGTCAACATCTAGGTTAAAG